CTTTACAGTATGCAGGCAAAGTGTTTATGACTTTGTCAATATCGTTGCAAAGATACAACTCTGTAATTATATCATTAGTGCTTTTCACTTTGTAAATTTATAGAAGTTTTTATTAAACAACCAAAAAAAAGCGAAAGCGACCTCTTTCTTTCTTTCTTTCTTTCTTTCTTTCTTTGCATTAGCCCCGCTAATGGGGTGCTTATAGCCCCGCCATATAGCCCCTATAAAATAAAAAAAGTCATTAAATTAATAACTTATTGACTTTCATAATGTTGAATGTATTTACTTAATATTAAATAATAGGTAGATATTGTCTAGTGTCAGCATTAAAGGTATAAGAACAAAAATCGACCTTGCCCAACCAGCTAAACCTTACTTTTTGAACATAAATATCAACTATGCCAGTATCAAAATTCCTGTAAACACATATACCATTATCTGTTTTATTGAACCAGTGGGCAGAACCTGATATGCTGTAAAGGTTTGGTATTTCAAATTTGCCCTTTTCATCCTTTCTCATTTTAGTTGGATGTGCAACGACGAAAATATGTATTTGATGCTGGAGTGCGAACGTCTTAATCTTCGTTAAACTTTCACTTATGTATTGTGTTTCGGTATATCCTGCTGGTATTTTATGCTCGATATAGTTCCAAGGATCAATGAGCAGTCCGTTAATTCCTTTTCTTTTAATTAGTTCAAGTGCCTTATCAAGTATGCCATCAAGTGTGACATCAAGTGCATTAATATTCATAAAATAAAAGAAGTCATTAATAACTTGCTTTGATTGTTCAAACTCCCATTGACTTATTCTATTGTCTAAATTTTGCCTGAATGCAAATGATTTGCCTACTATTTTCTCCATTAGTTTAGTAACGTGAAAAGTTGCTGGTGAATTTTCAAAAGAACATATTGCCCACTTCCATCCGCTTGATATTACAGACTTAGCCATTATATTATCAACCCATTCTGATTTACCCCCATTAGGTATACCGGTAACTGTTGTAAATTGCCCACCAGTAAACTGTAGCAAATCATCAAAAGAACCTAAACCAAATCTTTCGCCTTTAGGGTAACCATTTAAATAATAATCATTCAAATCGTGTTCCATATCTTCCATCGTATGCACACCATCAATAGGAAACTCTTTAGCATTATTAGTAAGTGACTTTAAATGCTCTTTGCCATATTTGCATAGTATTTCGTTAGCATCTTTGCAATCTTCAGGGAACTCTAATTTATAGCATCGTTCTTTACCAAATCTTCTAATCAATTCATCACTTAGTCTTTTACCTGCTGGATCGTTATCTGTTGCAATTATTATTTTTGTTTTGTTAGCAAAATAATCAAAGCAATTATCTAAGTATTTAAGATTAACTTTTCCATTAACATTTGCACCATTAGGAACGCTAACACAATTATATACTCCAGCTTCATACATTGATAAGCAATCTATTTCACCCTCAACTATTACACATTGTTTGTCATCTTTAATTGCATCTAAATTATAAAATATAAGTTCAGCATCCTTTGCCAGCTTCATATCTTTATTTGCACCACGAAATTTTATATTAACAAGCTGATCATCTTTGTAATAATTAAAACAAATTACTGGAATATCTGCTTTAGCTTTTGGCATCCATTCAATGCTTTCTGTTATTCCAAATCTTAACAAAGTATTATTTGAAATTTTACGATTGATTTCAAAGTGCTGCAAAAACTTATCATTCAATTTAGTTAATCGTTCAACTGGTTTGATGTAGTTAGTTGTATCTTCTTTAAGTTCAAAATTTATCGATGCTGCTACTTTCTTTACAGCTTCAAAAAAAGTCGTATTATCAGATTCCATAACAAAAGAAAAAACATCGCCACTTTTACCACAACCAAAACACTTATACATATCGCCTTTAACTTTGAATGATGGCGACTTTTCATTGTGAAATGGGCAAAGTCCTGAATGATTAGCACCGTCTTTTTTAAGTTTAATTTTACTGCTAACAATATCAAGTAATGATGCAGCTTGTTTAAGTTCCTGTATTGATTCAAAATTTATCATAGCACCATATTTTTTGAGTTATCAATATTTTTTGCCCATCTTTTTGCAGCACCCTCTTTGCCTTTATTTTGTAGCGTTTGCCTTAGTTCAATAGTTTGCAAAAGTCTTTGTGAAAAAAATTTGTTTTCTTCCATTATAAACAATTCAAATGACTGAATAACTGCTTTAACTTTGGTTTCAGTTGACTGCATTTGCATAGCTAATACTGGAATTATCTTCATAGGCAACCTGCCACCAGCAACTGCCAAACGTTCAACTATAAACCAGTAAATGCCATAACCCTCCATTCCTAATTCTTGCCTAAGGTATAATATTTTGACATCTTCGGAAGCTGTATAATCGTGCGAGAAATAATATGATTTGTTCATAAAAATAAAAAAAACCTTATCGGGTTCAGGCTGCCACCATCCCCCAACAAGGTCACAATAAGTTTTTAAAATTAAGTATTGGCAGATACTAATTCACTTGCGAAGTTAAGGTAATTAAAAAAGTTCTTGTTGTATATTTTTTGTTTGATTAATTATTCCTAAGGCTGTTTGAAATATTGTTTTACCAGCTTCATAATCTACAAGGTTTCTTAAAACATCACGATAACCACCTAAATTGGCTTTCACTTTTAAATCGTGAAATATTTGTAATTTATTATGTTCATCCTTGCCACAAGCATAACTGCCTTCGTAATCCCTTTCATTTAAACTATGTGGCAGATTAAAATTAGTCCAGTATAAGTGCCTACCCCTTTTCTTTGCAGGTATCAATGGTTCATAATACGGTATCACATTTTCAATACAATATTTACCATCAAAATAATTATCCAAAAAAACAACTTCTTCGTATAGTTTAAAATCAGGGTAAACAGGTGGGTGTTTCATTTTATCACTTTTTCTACTACCAAAAGCAACTCTTGAATGGCTTGGGCAAGGTGGCGATCCCCAGATAAAATCAAACTCCTTATAGTGGTCTAATAAGTATTGGTGTGCATCAGCCACTATCACTTTATCATTTGGGAAACGCTCTTGATATACCTTAGCTATCTCTGCATCATATTCAACGGCTGTTACTTCAATATTTGCCACTTCATCCCATTTGTAACGGTTGCCACCAAGACAAGCGTATAAATTTAATACTTTCATAAGTTTATTATTTTATCATACAATTCAAAAAATTGTTCAGGTGTTGAGATGCTAAGCGTATACTAAATTTAATGAATGTTTTCTTTTTTTATTTACTATCATAGAAATTAATGCTATGCTTTTACCAAAAAATATTGAGCATTCAGTTAAGCTATTAAAAAATATTCCATAATCAATAAATAATATAATTTTTTTACGAATTTTAATTATTTGTGAATGATTCTTAGGTATTCTATTTTTATGTGAAATACTTATTTTGTTTTTTGTTTCTTCACTTAATTTTTTACCAGTATGAGATATACTCATTTTTTTTTTGCTTTCTTTTTTGTGATAATTTATACCTTTCATATTACTGATTTTACCTGTATTAATAATTCTTAATTTTTGTTTTGTTTCTTCACTAACAATTCTTCCTTTCATATTTATAGAAATTTTTATTTTTGTTTCTTCCGTTCTGCTATTAAATTTAGTTCCAGCTTTTGGTAAAACACAATTTAACCCAAAAAAAGTATGTAAACAATTATATAAATTACCATAATAATTTTCAAGCTTATACATATCTTCAATTGTACATTCAGTTATAATTTCAAACTTATGTTTATCAACTCCATATTTCAAAAAACTTCTATATAATCTTATTTGAGATTTACAATCTAATCTTTTATATGAATTAAATCTATTATTTATGTTAACTGTGCTGCCAATATAAATTTTATTTTTTGGTGAAGTAATTTTATAAACGTGTGGCATAAAAATAAAAAAGCCCACAAGTACGAGTTGTGAGCCTATTATTTACATTGCTGTAAAAATAATATGTATATAATCTCGTACACTATTTACATATTTTATGTGCTACAAATATACTACTCATTCATAACAAAATCATAAAAAGCAAAAAAATCTTCAGGAGTTTTTACAATACAATATAAAGCACCAGTGTTTGTAATATTTTTTTCATAATCTATTTGTTCAGCACTCTGTTTATCTTTAATTTTTATTTCAATATAAATAGGGATAGGGAATTTATGTTTAGGGTTATTTATGTGGCCCTTTAAATCAGAAGAGCCTTTAACTCCATTACCTTTTCTCCATTCAATACCATTATCAACTGTAACAAGTTTTCCTGTAATTATATTAAACTTCTCATAACTTTTCTTTATTGGCACTCCCATATTATTTGTACGTTCTAAATGATGTCCAAGCCAATTACAATAATTAATGCAAAACTTTTGTAATCCATTAGCTGTTTTATACTTAGGCAAAGTTGGATTTGTATAATGTCCATCCCTAACAAAGTTGGGAGCAGTTCTTTGAGTTTTGCTGTAATGAGCTTCATTATAACGTTGTTTCCATTGCATCATTAAAATATTGTTTAAAAGTTAAAATATCATTAGCATTTAAGTTAAACCATTCACCCCTAACTCTTTTTT